GGTAAACCGTATGACAGTTAGTGTAGACGGACGAAATTTTAAATATATATATGTACCACCGACACAACTTGTAAACTATACATGTTTGATATATGTTGCACAGTGGGGTATGCTTTATGGTTCAACCTCAACGAATGGTACATATTCTTTTACACCTAAAAGATATTTATTCTAATTCATAAATAAATTATTTTTATGTTTTGATTTTTAAAATAATATTATTTTTAATATTATTATATTTAATTAATTATTTATATATTTACAAATTACATATATATTTATTCTGCTTCATCATCATCATCATAATCGCTTGCCATGTCTGATGCATTAGATAATAATTTATTTATATTTTTATCCTTATGTAAAGAGCCACCACTTAGGCCATATCCTAAACTTGATGCTAATTTTGAACCCGCTTGAAATCTTTGATCGGGTATATAACTAAGTCCTTTTGAAATAATTTTTGATTTTTTGAGCCAATCATTAGCTTTATTAAAAGCACCCTTTACACTATCAAAGAAATTGCCCCCGTAAATATCCTCAGCATGTTTATATGTTACACCTTGCACTGGTCGTGCGTTTACAACATCAGCTTGCGATAATACTCCTAATCTATGTGAGCATGAGCCATTATCAATATTAAAGGTTCCCTCAGTTACTACAACACAATATAAAGTAGGTGCGATAGCGGTTGTATTAGTATTTTTAAATCTACATGTTATTTGTAAATTAAAATTACCCATCATACCAGCTGCTTGATCTGTCAAACCTATATCCGTTCCAAAATCTAAACATAAAACACATCCCGTGTAGTTTTGAAATTGTGAGTAATTAAGATTGCATTTATTTTTTACACTTATATTATATAAATCTTCAGTTGTTGCACTACTTAAAAATATATTATTATTCCAATTAACTGAAATCGGAGATCCTCCACCGAGTGCAAATGTTGCATCACTTGTATACGCGGTTTTTAAACTATCATCAGCACGAGCAAATAAATATAAACGCCTTGGAACGCTTGCGACCTGTATACTCTGCATTGTTATAGATACTTCTTGACCGTTTCCGATTGGTGTTGTTGTTCTTGTTGGATAACATGTAACTCCAAAATATGGACATACGAGTTGTCGTGGTATTGGTTGTCTTGATGCTGGTGTCAAATAGTTGCATAATATAGATGCCGATGCTAAATTTGTAATAATATTTGTAATATTAATAACACCTGGAGCCCCTTGATTTTGTATAAAAGACATACATCGATTTAAATTACCTACAGTACAACTATATGACATATTTTCTATACCAATAAAACCTGGTTGAGTATTGCAATCTTTACCAAAAGACAAAGGGCTGATCATTATAGGTTCAATAACTGTAAGTCGCAATGTTGCGGCAAACTTTGTATTTGTTAAAACTTCCAATCCAACATAACCACCGCGAGGCACTTCATACGAATCGCTTGTATATGCTCCCAAAGGATTGCGAGCACTTGCGACGGTGTCACTATAATTTTGAGCTTGATCCATCATAGATGGAGAAAGACTCAATAATGAGTTGCGATAATCAAATTCATTATTATATCTTAACAATTCTGTAAAATATTGATTAATTGGAGCTTGTGTCAGAGTATCATTATTTATTGTGAGCGATTCGGCACCTGTAATATTCATAATTGGTAGAAATCGAGGTGCATAATAACCTGGAACTAATAAAGAGTTAGAGGGTCCCGTGTTTGTTCCTGTAATAGATATATCAAATGAAAATTTTTTTAATATCCTTTTAGATACGATCATAAGGTTAGATGGTGGGTTCATAGTGATCTGGACTGAATCATTGTTTACATTAGTGGCTGGAAATTGTTGAAAATTATTCACGGATCCACCAATTAAAACCGCATATGTGCGATTATTATTTATATTAATACGTGGGTCCATTACTCTTGCAATATTTGTGCGTGGTTCGTTTAATGACATTGTTATATATATATATATATTATAAAATAAAATTTATACATACTATATAATTATTGTATTTTTTCAAATAATAATTTTATATTTAGTGTTTTATGAGCGGAAATATATAGAGGATGTAAAATTCCATAATTATCAGTCCAAAAAAATTGTAAATCTATAGTAGAAATCTGAGAAGTACCAAAAAGGGCAATGCGTCTATATTCTGCCGTTGGATTATATATAAGTCGTCCGCGTACATTATTTTGATCACTATTATCAAAATCATAATCAGTGACTATTTTTGCACTACTATCTTGTATTAATGGTGTTATTAATGGAATCCCTAAATATGGGTATGCTCCTTTTCGGTTTTGATCTGTAATCCATTCGGATCTAATTGGAAGACATTGAGAAGTTAAAACGATAGATACTAAAGATGTCATAATATTCAATGTATTAAACTCTTGAGTATCTATTATATATAATTGATTTGTATATATGTTATTTGATATTAATTGTGTTTCTGTTATAGTATTATATAAAAATTGTACATTCTGTCCATTAGTAGCATGCCCAAAGAATAATTGATCAAATGAACCCACAAAATTGGTATTTAAGCCATTATTACAAAATATTTTTATACTAAGTACACTATAAGAACTTGGGATGCATAGTGACAATAATTTTGTAGTTGTATTATATCTAAAAAATGGCGGAGCTGTTATCGGACAACCATTTGCAACCAATGAGTTATAACATTTTATTAAGGCAGTATTTATAATATCACAAAAATGTTTCATAGTATATAAATAATAATACTCGGCGTATTCTATATTTTGACTAACGGCAATATTTGGGGGTACCAAAGCATAGGCATTAGACGTGACCCATATTAATTTTTCTAAAAATATAAAAGCATTCCATTGCAATGAAACTGAAAATAAAGTCATATTTATATTAGATTGTGATATATCGATAGGTATAATCATTATAGGTATATCATCCATAGGAATGCTCAATTTTGTAACAACTAAATTATAATCCGATGCTGGATGGTTTAATAATGGTTGCCCTCTTGTCAAATAATATGTAGCTGGAGTTGAACCTCCGTTTATACTTTCTGGTATTGAATCATTATGAGCTATTTGTATGTTATAATATATATTTCCATTTGCTTTTTCTTCTATTCTTGTTGATCGATTATTCATATATATTATACATATATAATATAATTTATATAAAAGCTGTCAAATATGTAACTATATCATCGGATGTATTTTTATCATCTGAGGTAATTATACTTATATATTTTTTTAATGGTATATCCCGTAGTATATAACGTAAACACAAATGACGACCACATGATGATATATTTTTATTTTTATTTTGTATTTTTATATTATTAACACTTATATTATAGTCTGAATTATGTAATAATAAGCTTAAATATGGTTTATCTTGATTAGTTTGTTTTTTAAAATCATTATTTATATATTTTAATGGTTCATCTATAAATAATCCATAACTGTCCATATATTCTATAAGATGTTTATTATCATGTCTTAATAATAAAACCCAATGTCCATATGCTGGTTTCATTTCATATAATATTGCAATGGCTGAATATGGCTCAAATGCTTCATCAATTATATTGAACTTTATAAATTCTGAGTATCTCATAATTTTAATATTTTGGCCACATGCATTAAATATTTCATTGCCTGATAGTGGTTTAGCTTTTAAAGTGTTTATTATACTATTCATATATAATGACATGTTATAATAAATATATACATTTTTCACATAATACAAACTGCGGGTAATCTTTAAATATTGTACACATTCGAGATGGTAGCTTTGAAATTTCCTTTATTTGTTTTTTGTCTAATCCGATATATTTTTGTAATGCATAATTTAGAGCATAAAAATTACCTCCCCTCAATGGAAAAACAATGATTTGACATTCATTGTAAATATTTTTAGTATTTAAACCATTATTCATTAAATGATTAGTACATATACATGTTATATTTAATGATCTACCAATTTTTAATATAGCATCGCGTAATGAAACAACAACGGTAGACAATTTTTTATCTTGTATTGAATCAATATCATCAAATATAACTATGGAGTTTTTAAATTTATCTGGAGTAATTGGTTTTTTATTTTTCAAATTATCATCAATTGTAAACCTTATTAAATGTTTTACATCATCTAAAGTATCATCTTGTTTTTTATCTGAAAATAAATATATTTTTCTATCTTCATGTACTTTTTGATACATATTGAGCCATTTGCGTATATAATATGTTTTACCGCAACCTGTAGACCCACTTATAAATATTCTTTGTGATTTATTGTAATCTGGTAAAGGTTCTATAATTCCGTCATCTTGTATATAAAACTCTTTATCATTAACAGAATCTTGTTTTTTATTATAATATTGTTTATTTTTCTTTTTATATTTTGGAGTATCGTCATATGATCTATTTTCTGAATCTGATTCTGATTCTGATTCTGATTCTGATTCTTCTTTATATTTTTTAGTTTCTACATCTTTTATATATATGATTTTGTTATTATCTGATCCACCTTTTATAATTGCTACAGGTAATCCACTTTCAAAACTTAACATTGTTATTATATATTACAAATACATAATAATTTTATAAAAAATCGAAAACACATAAATAATTATTAAAAAATCGAAAAATAACACATTATTTTAAAACCTTTTTAAATAATGGATAATCATTTAAAGGTCTATCTGGTGATGTAATATCAAATATATAACTCGGTATTGGGTATAATTTCATAGCTTTTAAAAATATCAAAGTATATTTAGTCATTGTATTTTTTAATAGTGTTTTTATCTCTTTTAAATTATCTACTATAATTTTTTTATTGTTTTTTTTCTTTAATATTTCATCAATTAAAATATATATTTGATCCTCATCATACTCAATGTTATAAATATTTGATAGTCGTTGTTTAAATTCATCTATCTGAGCTATCATTGTTTGTATTGGTAGACTTTTCAAATTTTCACACATGCCAACTAAAACTTCAATCTCGGCTATAATTTGATTAATTTTTGCTATTGGACCTTGAAACAATGGCATAAGAGTTTTTAATAATTCATCGTTTTTTGTTTCTCTGGCTATACCCCACATACGTTTTGCCATTTTAAAAGGATTAAAAAATAATTTAGATGAATATTTAATTACTTGTTCTAATATCATTTGTACATAGTTACCAATTGTATGATTTAATATAATTATGTTTTTAGTTTCTTTATCATATACAACTAAAAAGAAAAAATTTGTAATCTCTATATAGCGACCATTAATAGGCGCCCATATATCGATTTTTATTTGTGCATGATGTCTAATGGCTTCATCTAATGATATTTTTTTATTACCAACAACAATAATATATCCTCTTAAAATATCTTTTGCTTTCCACCGTAATAATGATTTTAATCGTATTATTTCTTTTAATTCATCTAATGCACAGCATGATACATCTTTTTTATATGCATCATATAAAATGTTTATATATTCATATTCATCAGTTGTAAATAATTTTTTATTATATAAATTTGTTACATCATCTAAAAATCCATTGCTTAAAACATCTAAATCAAATCTAAAATCTAATCCCGCTTTTATTTCACTAAAATATATGCCTTTTGTTTTTTCCACATTGCTTGTAAATTTTTTTAAAGCTTTTATAGTTATATTATATATATTTTCCACTTTATCGGGTGTTGTTTCAAATACTTCATGATAATCAATATCTGACGGATAATACTGACTCCTATAGACATATGAACCAAATATATCCCCTTTTGATGGATCTTTGCTTATTAGTGCTATTGTTTTTTTTACTTGTTGTGTTATAGCATCTGTGTTTTTCTGTTTAATTATATTTAAATTACCTCCACAGGTTCCACAACCCCCCAAATAATTTATATATTTTAAACTATCTATATAATTATTTTTATTATTATAATTATCAGATGATATTAATTTATTTTTTAATTGTTCGTTTGTAATCATTATATATATATACTATATTATATTTTAGTAAAAATCATAATCTATCAACACACCGCCATAAAATCCAGATCCCTTTATTTTATGTGGTGGACAATCTGTTTTCATCTTATTTACTGCCATTTTAATCATCCCATTAAATAAGCTATTTGTTATGTTGTCTCTATTATCAAATGCAAATTTACTTAAAGCCGCTGCCATCTGTCGCGCTTGTGTCCAACACTCTTTGGTTGTGTTCATTTGTTTTAATTCTTCAACTAGTTTCTTATATAATGATAGTTCTTTCCATTTTTTACCCTGTTTTATGTGTGTTAGTTTAAATGGATATGGAAGCTCGTCTTCTTGGTTATAATAATAACGGTCTCTAGATAAGATGGTATCTGGTGTTGTATAATTATATGTCCCAATATCTGGAAGCTCGTCTTCTTGGTTATAATAATAATGGTCTCTAGATAAGATGGTATCTGGTGTTGTATAATTATATGTCCCAATATCTGGCATTGAATAATCATATTTTGATTCTTGGTTATAAATAATATGATCTACATCTGGTCGTGAATATTCTTCTATGTCATAATCATAATATT